ACCCATAGCGGGTGGTGGCAAAAAGTCGCATACACGCCGACGGGTGTAAATAGCAATGGCACTGGAGATTGTTATCGGTCCAATGTTTGCCGGAAAGACTACCTATGCGCTTGATCTGGTTCGTCGGTATACATCTCAGGGTCTGCGCGTTCTCGTTATAAAACCAGCACTGGATACTCGCTTTGTGAATTTGAATGAACTGACAACCCACAACGGAGATTCAGTTCCGTGTTATACCACGGATACCCTGAACTCCCTGACTGCAGATTTTATCGAGCATTTTTCAGTTATTATTGTGGACGAAGCTCAGTTCTTTCAAGGTCTGATCCCGTTCGCAGAGTTTGCGGTAGATACCCACCATAAGATCGTATACTTGATTGGACTGTCTGGAGATTCGGATCGACGCCCGTTTGGCGAGATATTGTCCGTGATTCCATTGGCTGACAAGATTACGCACCTCAAGAGTCAGTGCGCATGCGGGGACGCGGCTTTCTTCACTCGTCGCCTTCAAACTGGACTTGGGCAGATAGCGGTTGGTGGGTCAGAGTTATACATACCTCAGTGTAGGTTCTGCTATGTCTATGGGGGTAACCGCGTATTTTAAAGGAGAGTCGCCGAGGAAAAAATGTTGCTGAGTATCATACAAGCAATATGGGTGGTGGTCTTCTTCAGCTCGTCTCGTATGGTGCTCAGGACATCTACATCAGCGGCAACCCCCAGATCACGTTCTGGAAGGTGCTGTTCAAGCGTCACACGAACTTCGCGATGGAGTCCATTGAGGTGACGTTCAACGGCCAGGCCGACTTCAACAAGCGTGTGACGGCCATCATCAACCGTAACGCCGATCTCATGTTCCGCACGTATATCCAGCTGGTTCTCCCGGCGGTGCAGCTGGATGGCGGTGCGAACGGCAACAACAGCCAGATCCAGCGCTTCCGCTGGCTCAACTACATCGGCCACCGCGTCGTGAAGACGGTGGAGCTCGAGATTGGCGGCCAGCGTATCGATCGCCAGTATGGCGACTGGATGCAGATCTGGACGCAGCTTACGCAGGACGTCGGCACGGTCAAGGCGCTCGATGAGATGGTTGGCAACACCCACGACCTGGTGCTGATGAAGGACCGCAAGGGCTATGCGCTGGATGTGTCTTGCGCGGGTTCTGAGCTGACGAACTCGTGCGCCCCCCGCTCGGGCACGCCTGCGCGCACGCTCTACATCCCCCTGCAGTTCTGGTTCTGCCGCAACCCGGGTCTGGCCATCCCCCTGATCGCTCTCCAGTACCACGAGGTGCGCATCAACGTGGAGTTCGAGCAGTGGAACAACTGCGTCTACTATGAGCTGACTACGGGCCAGACATCTGCCCCGACGGCGATCCAGTCCCTGACGGCCGCGTCGCTCTACATCGACTACATCTACCTGGACACGGAGGAGCGCCGCCGCTTCGCCCAGCAGACGCACGAGTACCTCATCGAGCAGCTGCAGTTCACGGGCGCGGAGTCGATCACGTCCAGCTCGAACAAGATCCAGCTGAACTTCAACCACCCGGTGAAGGAGCTCGTGTGGGTCTGCCAGCGCGACTCGTTCGTTGACTGCTCGTTCCCGGCTCCCACGTTCATCGCGGAGGTCAACGGCTGCCAGCCGTTCAACTACTCCGACGACTTCTCGACGGAGGGTGTGATCATGGACGTTCTTGCCCGCGGCTCGCTCGGTGGCGGTGGCTCTGACCTCCGCGTGCCGACGACCGCCGATGGTCCTTCCGGTGCATACACGCCTGGTCTCGGTGTTGCGGTCGGTCCTTCGCTGTATGGCTCGTCGTGGCTGGACTCGAACATCATCGGCTCGGGCAACGATCAGCAGTACCTGTTTGAGGACACGACCAACTACCTCCTGGCGAAGGTCATCCTCGACTCCGGCACGCGCTGCTCTGGCAAGTGCCCGATTGAGGTCGCCAAGCTCCAGCTCAACGGCCAGGACCGCTTCACGGAGCGCGAGGGACGTTACTTCACGTTCGTGCAGCCCTACCAGCACCACACGCGCACGCCCACTGCTCCGGGTATCTGCGTCTACTCCTTCGCGCTCAAGCCGGAGGAGCACCAGCCGTCGGGCACGTGCAACTTCTCGCGCATCGACAAGGCCACGCTGCAGCTCACGGTGTCCGTGAACACGGTGCGCGCCGGCCGCACGGCCCAGGTGCGCGTCTACGCCGTCAACTACAACGTGCTGCGCGTGATGAGCGGCATGGGTGGCCTGGCCTACAGCAACTAGAGACCCCCGAGGACTCAAACACAACCCAAATACAAAACCAAACCTTGATGGAAACCCACCAAGATTTGGTTTTCTTCACACTTATAACGGATACTCATCTGAGATGAGTTATAGCATATTGATAAACGACGACTCATAGTGAAGATAGTTCGGAATACCGTTGTACATAAAGTGAATTGCAGTTCCGCGCCGTATCACCGCGATAGACTGCTTATGTATATCTCTCCACCGGTTCAACGGGACTTCATCAAATGAGTCAATAAATAGCTCTTTTGCGTTCACGATCTTCTTGTAGACATCCGTTCGTATACAGAAGATACTATCACAAAAATACGGCGACGTAGTGTCGTCCCACAAGGTGTATGCATCGGGTCCTAGAATTATGTCCTTGTATTTGATGACAAGATTGTTTAGTTCAACCAGTGCTTTCTCGTTAACCCTGACAGGGTGGATTCCCTTATAATAGTGTTGAATCGCATGTACTCCTCTGTAGAACGCGGAAGAGTCCCATTCCGACGCTCCAGTTGTGTGTGAGTTTAAACTCCTGTAGTCTACCCCCCATATAGAATCGAACGAGTGCTGCTTGAACAGACCATGCATATACACCTTCTCGTCTTGTGTTAGATAGTCCTCGATAAACATGTCACATGTTGGTATTCCGGATGTAAGTGTTGGCGTAAGAACGAGCCGCGAATCGTCTTGCAGGACTGCCTTCTGTTCAAAGACATGGTCATATAGGGCCGATCCCATTATAATGTCATTGTCATGCTTGACAATATATGGGATGCTGTTTTTCTCTGCAAAGTCAATGGTGAAGTGTATCTTATTCATATAGTTGTTATTGGGCTCAAACGATTTGATGGTATACGAAATTTGGGTGTCGTCCAGACATTCGCTATAGAACGCAGTGTCGGCACAATGTGTTAAGACCAGCAAATGAATCTTATCAATATGACTCGACTCGTTGAGTGTCTTCACGGTATGTTTGAATGTATAATGACGATCGTTCGCGGTCAGGTACATAATGCACATATCGAATCTATCTGCATACAGCTTCTCCACAAACGCTTCCTCAAACTCACGGATCGATGCAGTAGGTTTATCGATATTGCTCCCACCATCGACGTTGTTCAAATACCACCTCCAATTGTATGTGATATGAATAGCATACCCATTCTGTATGATCTGATGCTTCATACCGGTATTCCATGCGTATCTGTTCAAGGGGACCTCATCACATCCGTCAATCGTGAGGTTCTCGACATTCAACAGCCTGTCGTAGTTAGCGGTAGAGATCATGAAACACATGTCACATAGATAAATGTTTTCCTCTGTTGCAATAAAACATTGTTTGTTGCGAAACACCTTGTCTCGGTTCTTTACTATAAGGTCATTTATGAGTGTATTTCCGAAACCATGACGGACGGGATGCATTCCCCTGTAGAATTTGCAGTGTCCATCGTTATCCCTGCCAGCCTGATTTACAACCATTGAATCGCTTAACTGTCGGATACCATCGAAGTAGGCAGCGGGATTCCACTTTTCAGCATCCGTTGTATATTTGTTCAGAGGCCTATAGTCGAATATCCCTTCTTGATCATGAAACACACACTGCTTGAATTCATTCCGAATCAACTCGACCTCCTCGGGAGTAAAGAGCGACTCGATAAAGTATTCGACGGAAGGTATTCCGGTCGATAACGATGGAGATAATGTCAATTCCGTATCGACTGTTTTGCGTTTAGCGTACATAAACTCCAGCGTATACGACGGAATGATAATGTCGTTATCACATTTCATCATGTAGGTGAATCCATACTGTTTCGCAAACTGTATACCATACCGTATCTTTGGGAGATAGTCGCTACGATGACAAGTTACACATGCTACCGTGAATGGAATACCTAGTCCATTCATGCGAGAAGAATATACGTCGTCGTTGGTCGAGTTCACAATGAGAAGATGAATATTACCCTTACATGCAGCATTGTTTACCTCGTCGATGAATCGATTAAACACGAACCCCCTATCGTTGTTTGTAATATAGAGGATCAGTAGCTTTTCTTCCATCAAGTCTACTGACTTCTGTGCACGCATAAACCGACCATTCGCACGGTTGAACTGCATAACCGTTTTTCTTGTGTTGAGATATGGAGTTTACTTTCGGAATTATTACGGATGGACAGTCGGATGGAAACCTTGCCAAGATAGTGGATTCCATCCGAGTCATGTGTATCCCAAAGTATGAGATCATAATCGTGGGAAACACGTCACTTCGATTCTTGTCCGGCGCATCGCATATAGACATCATTCCATTTGACGAGTCTAAACCCAAATGGATAACTCGGAAGAAGAACTTGATATGCCAGCTTGCGAAATTTGAGAACGTGGTGCTACTACATGATTACGTAGTCTTTCACGCCGATTGGTATACCGGCTTCTTACAGTTCGGAAACTCGTTCGATGTATGTATTAATCGGATCCTGAACTTAGACGGATCTCGGTTCAGAGACTATCTACTGTTCTCACCGTATATGCGTTCAATCGATAGCGGGTTTGGTTCACAGTGTCTGCTCCCATACGATTTCAAGCTAACTCCAATGATAGCAAGACTCGCATATATATCGGGCGCATACTACGTTGTAAAGAAAGATGTTGCACTTCGTTACCCGCTCGATGAAACAAAGTGCTGGGCAGAAGGAGAAGATGTTGAGTTTTCATATCGAACTGCGTGTGCTGGAATTTGTATTCAAATGAACCAGCACAGCACAGTATCACTATTGAAAATGAAGGATATACTTGCGCCGATGCACGAAATCGTAGACTCTAGGCTACTTGATAGGCTCCGTTCTCTTACTCCAGAGGAAGCCGAACAATGGAAGACAGACCCCTTTTGTTTTCATCTGTTTCAAGTATTGAATATTCAAAAGTAGCCGCCCTCACCCGACATTGTTTTCTTTCTATAGTGTTTTGGGAAATCCGTGCACACTCCAAGTGCCTCCCCGATTTCACCTGGTGGCATAACGCATATTACTTTATCAGTCGTTGGACTACCGATGTTCCCCCATATGAACCCCCTGCTAGTAATCGTATAGGTATCCTTATCATGAAAAAAGCAGTTGAATTTATCCTTGAGAAAGACGAGTGCAGTGAGATTCTTGCAGTGAACCCATAGCGAATCCCGGTGTTGCGTCAAGAACTGCATTGATGTTTTAGTTTCAGGTTTATCGTGCCCAAGCCATAACTGGTCGCCTATTAGCCATATGTCAATCTCACAGTCGAACCCTGCTGCAATCGCGATACTGATCGTAACTTCCCTGTTCTCGGTCTCCGGGTGTGGTCCATCTATATTCCCACGATGTGCGATGATGAACATGGCTTACATGGTTTCTCATCTGAAAGTCAAATGAAGCTGATTGTATTTGATCTCGACGGAGTACTTCTTGATTTCTGCGAGGTTCATTACGAAACGCTCAATCAAGCGATATGCGAAATTGCAGGGGCACAGCACGCTATTTCACGTCACGACCATGAAACGGTTCATAACGGACGTAGTACACGCACAAAGCTCGGTGTTCTCCAGAAGAAAGGGTTATCTCCTCTGCTGTTCGAAGCTATTTTCAGTAGGAAGCAGGTTTTGACATCTCTCGCTGTATCCCGTGTAGCACATTCTCCCACACTACAAGTTATACTCACTCGCCTGCGAGCTGAAGGATATTCTGTAGCATGTGCGACCAACTGCATACGAGCAACTCTTGATTCCGCTCTCGACGCACTTGGCATTCGTCATCTCTTTACGTTTACGCTATCGAATGAGGATGTGATCGCACCGAAACCAGATCCGGAGATATATACCCTTTGTCAGAGACGTGCGAACGTTATGCCGACCGAGACAATAATCTTCGAAGATTCTCCAATCGGTCTTACGGCGGCACGGGCGAGTGGAGCACATGTTGTTAGAGTTCCGTCACCGTCATCTTTAACCGAGGAATTTGTAATGGCAGCGCTCACACCCATTACAATTGTAATCCCGATGGCGGGGAATGGAAGTCGGTTTACAAGGGCCGGGTATGTTGATCCGAAGCCTCTCATTCCAGTTCGTGGAAAGCCGATGATATCCTGGGTTGTTGATAACCTAGCGGTTCCGAATGCTAAATTTGTATTTATAATCCGCGCAGATTACCCAGAATCGTGTAAGGATCACTTGCGTTCGATTGCGCCGGGATGCGAGATTCTCGTGGTTGACAAGGTTACTGAAGGGGCTGCGTGCACTGTTCTTCTTGCGAAGAATCTCATTAACAATGAAACTCCGCTACTAATTGCGAACAGCGATCAGTTCATCGAGTTTGATGTGGGCGAGTTCATATCCTCCTTTTTGAGGTCTCGTGCAGATGGTAAGATATCCACATTTGATGGAAATAGAAATCCTAAGTGGTCGTATGCTGCTGTAAAGGATGAATATGTAACCGAAGTGCGTGAGAAAGACCCCTTCTCGAACCATGCGACCACAGGTGTTTACATGTGGAAGCGCGGTGCTGATTTTGTTCGATTTGCAGAACAGATGATTGCAAAGAACATCCGTGTCAATAATGAGTTCTATACTGTTCCTGTCTATAATGAGGCAATTGCAGATGGATTAAAGATCACTGTGTCGGACTGCACACGGATGTGGGGACTTGGCATTCCGGAGGATCTTGAGTATTTCCTTCAGAAGTATACGTAGTAGTTGTAGGAGCCTGTCAAGGGATACTCTTTCTCGATGGTCATCCGCTTCCCAATATCATACACCGGAATATGATTCCAAACAATGAAACCATGGGGGCACTTCGGGAACAGTGTCTGGAGATACTGCCTTTGCTCTGAATCCGGAATCTCACTAAAGCAGTAGTTGCTGATTAGGAAATTGTTCGTTCCCTCTACCTTTGCGCCGTGGGTCGATGCCGACTCAAATCGAACAGGATACTGAACTGGGAACGATCCAGTATAGAGCTTCTGAAGAGACGATGGTGCATCCAAATCAATCATCGTGTATAACCTCGGCGTTACTCCAAATCGTGAGCTATAATGATTAATCGCAATCATTAGTCCACCGTATCCACATCCAACCTCGACAATATCCGGAGTCATGTTCCCGGTCTCTACGCACTGTTTGAGTGCCAAACATGCGTGGAGAACATATCGCAGGGAACTAGGTGATATTGTAATGCTTCCATAATTAATCAGCGTAGGCGAACCAATCTTATCATTGATGATCCCGTAAGACGTAATTTCCTCATCGGAAAGTGCAAACTTAGAACGTATAACTGCCAGATACTCTGCGCCGAGACTTGTGGACACATGCTCAAGGACACCCTTAATTGATGGGTCCTGTTTGAAGCCAGTCATGTTCTCCGTTGCAACAATCCTTTGGACACATTCACAAAACTGTTCATATATATCGGACATTTTTACTACTTGTTATGCTTTCTTTAGATTGATCTTAAAGATCTTCTTCGTTGGATAGAGCCACTTGTCATCAATAATGAATCGCGTGTAGATATCTAAATACCCTGGTGCATTGAACTTGGCCGATTGAAAGAACGATGGTGATTTATTTGCCAGAACTCGAAAGTTCGGCTGAATACGCGTGATGGCGATATCAGTATGCCCTTTACAGTCTTTCAGTTGGTTAATCACAGCCTGCTTATAGGCAGAGCTGATATACAAAATTGCGTGCGTGCTTAACATATTTTGAACTCTAACCTGTGTTCCTGAGTAGGGTGTAAAGATAGCCAACTTATCATTGTAGTTTTCCGTAGCATGGCCTCCGCACTGGCTAATACCAATATAAATAGCATCTGCACCGTGAACAAAATCAAACTCTGAAACGCCGGTAAATTCTACGTCATCTTCCAGGAGAAGGATCGGCTCATTCATATACTGAGTAAGTATCTCCACGTTTGCATCTGCCAAGCACTTCGGATATCCTTCAGTTCCAGACTTGTAATGAACGACATCTTTGAACCCTAAATCAGCAAGCATGGAATCCATATGGAGTTTCCGTGCGTGATACTTTTCATTGTGATCCGGGCAGATATAGACCACCTTGAACTCTTGAAGCCTCATTGCTATTAAAAAAGATTAGTTAAACGAAACCCCCCCGCTGTTCTGACCAATCCTCTTTGTTTTTGAAGTGGGCGAGGAATGTCTCTGAGCGTGTCATGGCCTCCTCGAATTGATTTGTCAATGAAAACAACATGTGTAGTAGGGAACGGGTTTGTCGGTTCTGCAAGTGCAAATGGATAGGTAAGGACTGAAGGTGGATTCTTCCAAAAATACCAGTTGAGGTGAGACTCGTCATGCCAATCTGCCATAACTCCATTGTTAAGATCTGTCTGAATACGTTCGCATAGCTCATGGGCCATCTTCATGAAGAGAGTATGATCACCACCAAAGAACCCCCCACAAAAATAGACTGCGTTCTCTCCAACCGGAATACAAGATGTGCTATTCGGATTCGAGCACACAGTCCCTTTTCCGCCCTTATATCCCGGGTGAACTGTGCCATAGAGTAAATCATTCAGCATATCTGTTGTCAATGTCTTTGTGAAGAATGCATCTACATCACAGTAGAAGCTGTGGCTAACATTCAATGGGCACTTAGAGAATCTATGAAACCGCTTCAGGGTTATGAGAGGCCATGCTTCATGGTCTATATGAACATAGTGAAATACAATCGTTGATGTATTCTCATCTTCAATTCTTACATAATCTTTAGCGTTAGGTATGTCTGTATAGATAACTATATGGCGCTGCGTTTTAGGGAAAAAATGAGTATATGCGCTCTTGGTCATCTCAGGAAGGAAGGATACATACTTATTCGTTGCAATCAAGTGAAGTGTCGGACTGACTAACTCAAAGTCTGTCCATTTTTCAATTTTATCAATCCCATCATTGAACTTCGCAGCTTGAAAAAAACACGGTTTCTTGTTCCCTAACACCTTGAATGATGACTGTAGCCTTGATAATAGAATGTCGTGGTTTGTATCCGAAGCGGTAAGTGAAGTAATGACCGCAGTTTTGAATGCAGACGAGCAATAGATAATTGCATGTCCGCCTAGCATATTCAGAACACGCACCTGCGTATCCGAATAGGGTTCAAATTTACATTCATCAAAATGGATATTCGACGTGGGATGGCCGCCTGAACGGGAATTACCGATATAGATTGCATCTGCATCCTTTACAATGTCAACTTCACCTACTCCATTAAACTCAATATCGTCCTCTAATATCAATAGGGGCTCATCATTCATATGGCCACGTAGGATATCTATCACTGCATCTGTTAGACACTTTGGATAGGCATCCGTTCCGGACTTATAGTGGGTAAACTTGTTGAAACCAAGACTGGTCAGCAGCGAATCCATGTGGAGTTTCCGCTGGTGATATTTCTCATTGTGGTCTGGACAGATATACACTGTCTTCAGATCCTGAATCCGCATTAATTAGACATCAGAGGATTTTGACCCAACAAAGATAAGATGAATGTCTTTTCATTCTGCTTATACGGTCCATATAATGACCGGTATTATCCGGGCATGATTCAGAACATTCAGTTGATTCACAAATACTTTCCGGGTTGGTTTGTGTATGTCTATATCGGGTCGGATGTAACCCCAGATATGATTAGTATGCTTCAATCTGCTCCTCGAGTGATTGTTCGATTCACTGGGATAACCGGCATCGTGAACATGATTCACCGCTTTTTCCCGATTGATGAACCCGACGTGGACATTATGTTTGTGCGTGATGCGGATTCTCGCATCCATTCACGTGATCGGTGGGCAATTCAGCGATTTCTCGAGTCGCCGTATGTTGCCCATACGATTCGTGATCACCCAGATCATACGTGCAGGCTTATGGGCGGTCTCTGGGGAATGCGCAAAACTCCAGGGGTCAATATTCATGAACAGTATGCGCTGTATGAAGCGAACCCAGAATACAGGGGCATGGCGTGGGATCAGGATTTTCTGAGCTCGCGCATCTTTCCACTGGTTGCGCCCAAACTACTTGCGCACATTGGACTCGGTCCATCGTTTCCACCTGAGAAAAATGAGACGTTCCCAACATCTTGGAGAAAGGACATATACTGCGGTAAAATTGAACAGGCAAGCTACACTGAACCACCTCCAAGGATTCTTAGCCTTCCTGCGGTCCGTTTCAATTTTCTCGCTAACAAGTAATGAAGACTCAGCGTGTATGTGGATCTCGTCGCAAGGTGTGGAACGGAACCTGCCAGAAGACGCCGGGTGGACTGACCAAGGCCGATCTGATGATGAACAAGTATGGGCGTATTGTATCTCGCAAGAAGGCAGCCCGTGCGCGTTCCGGGCGGGCGTTTACCAAGCGCCACCACTAGTTATTTTTAAGCATGAAGATCCCCGCAACAAGTAAAAGTAGTCCAGCATACTGCATTGGTCGGTCAAGTCGATCCCCCAATACAACATATGCCGCTAGAGTTCCTATGATAGTCGATATTCCATCCCACATGCCGTTCACATACATCACATTTTGGGTCCGTAGACACTTGATTAGGTAGAAGACAACGCCTATATAACCAATAACTCCATATCCAAAGTAAATTGGGTTATTGGACTGAGCATACCAACGCAGGTTGAAGTCTCCAAACGCCTCAATCGCAGAGAGGATAACAATATCCTGAGTGCTCATGTCTTCTAGATGTGGTTTTTTTGAAGTAGAGAGACAATGGCTGAAGTCGCAGCGGTTCCACTATCTCCACTATTTGCATTACTGGCGCTCGCCAGCCTAGAACGTCTAAAGGGGAAAACTGATACGACAGATGCAAACGAAACGGGTAAATCCTCAGAGGATTCTGCTTCTGCCAAACTTGCCAACGTTAATGTTATATCTGAGAGCAAGGGGGATGAGGCAGAGGGCAAAGAGGACCAGCCGGCACCACCACCGGCAGCGGCGGCAGCACCACCAGCGGAAGCACCGGCGGCACCACCGGCGGCAGCGGCGGCACCACCGGCAGAGGCGGCGGCAGAAGCAACGCAACAAGTTCTTTTCTGGAAAGCAGTGAAATACGGTCTTGAGAACAAAAATAGAAGGCTCGATGATGCTATTAGGATGGGCACAACGAATCCAAAGCTTCTTACGATGATGTATGGAGAGCCTCCACTCCTTGTTCAGGTCATTCGGATAGCCAAAACAAAAGCAGTTAACGATGACATCCAAACGTTTACTGGTGATCCTTTTGGGCGCGAGAAGCGGGCAGCGGCGGAGGCGGAGGCGGCGGCGGCGCGGGCGCAAACGGCACGGCGAGTCGTCCGGGAGAGAGGGGGCAGGATAACTCGTAGACAGAGGGGAGGAGCGCAGACCACGGATCTGGAGAAGTTCACCCAGATGATCCTCAATCGGATTATAACCGAGAGCGCTACCGACCAGAGCATCTCACTCCAAGCCGCAGATGCTTTCGCTGAATTGGTGAAGTATGACACCCCTACGAACAACGATAAAATCGCTAAGTATCTTGCGGGTGTATTCAGTCAGTTTATGAAGATAAAGAAAGATGGCAAGAAGACTCCTAACATTGTTGCTGATGTATTATTTGAGACCATGACCCCGACCGATGGTAGCGAATTTAAAATCAACCCTCGCTTACTCGACCAGAAGAGTTGGTTAGGATTCCAAAACGAACTGAAAGCTGACCCCAGAGTTGTCATCGCGCTCAAAGAGAAGGCAGCGGCAGCGGCAGCGGCAGCGGCGAGTCAGGCAGACATAGAGAATGCAGGATATATTCGTCGTACTGCGGCACACTACATCGACGAACTTAAAATGCTTGAAGCCAAGAAAGGTGATTCGTCTGTCGACAAAAAATTTCGTATCGCTAATAACGCGTATCTTGGTCTTAACGATATGAAGAAGGGTCCTCTCGCAGAAGCAGCTATGACGGAGATTCTAAGAAAAGTACAAGAGGCGCAGGAAAAACTCGACAAGGCAAGGAATGAGAAGAAGGCAGCGGCTGAGGAGGCGAAGGCGGCGGCTGAGGCCGAGGATACTGCGCAGGCCAAACGTATACAGATACTTGCAGAGAAATACGATGAAGCTGAACTTGACATGCCGGATAAATCGGAGCCGGGCTATGCAACTGCTGAGAATGCCATTAAAGCTATATTAAAGGAATATAACGATGAGATTGCCAAAGCAAACGGGCCTCTGGCACGAGCAGCGGTAGCAAAAGCGATAGCAGAGTCGAAGGCGAAAGTGGATGCATTGGATAAAAGTGACTTAGAAAGTAAGAAGAGAGCGGAAGCCCTTTCTAAAGCTCAGCAGGAGGCGGCAGCAGCGGCGGCGGCTGAGGAGGCGAACGCGAAGGCGAGAGAGGCTGCGGCCGCGCAGACGGCAAAAGAAGCCGAAGAATATGAAAGAATCAAAAGGACGGTGAGAAATCCCACTCCCGAAGAACTTCGTAACAAAGACGAGGAAGAGCAAGAAAGAAATGCAGCTGCAGCTGCAGCTGCGGAGGCTGCGGAAAAGGCCAAGGCGGCGGCAGAGGCCAAGGCGGCCGCGCTTCTTGCCCTTGCTCCTCATAATCGGCGCCGCAGAGGTGGCAAGCGTCGTCGGACACCCAATCGTCGTCGCAAGCTGCGTAAATCGACTTTCAGAAGACATCGCAAGCATTGATAAACAATGTCTGACGATCTTGTGATTGCCAAGACTGTTCAGACTGCTCCGATGCGCATCCTTGCCGAGGGTTTGAAGTCAATGCTGGTCGAGATGAGTCTTGTTTTTGATAAGGATGGTATTCGCATGATTGCCATGGACAACACGCGCACGGTATTGACGCATATGCGCCTCCATGCGTCCAAGTTTGAGCAGTATGAGTATAACCACACGGCTCCGCGTTTGGATGTGGGTCTGAACACGGATCACTTTTATCGTATTGTGAAGACGGTGACCAACGATGATACGATCACGTTCTCGATCTCCAAGTCGGAGTCGAACCACCTGTGTATCACGCTGGAGAACGGCGAGAAGAAGCGCAGGATCAAAAATAAGCTGAACCTTCTGGACCGCGATGAGTCGGATATCAACATGCCCGAGACGGAGTTCTCTGCACGCATCACGATGCCGAGCATGGACTTCCAGAAGATCTGTCGCGATATGACTCTGCTGTCTGCGAAGACAGTAGATGTGAAGAATGTCGGTGGGACGCTGACCTTCACATGCAAGGGTCCGTTCGCATCTCAGACGGTCACGATGGGTGACTCCACGTCTGACATGGCGATTACCAAGTCCAAACCGGATGAGATTGTAAGTGGCACGTTTTCCCTTCCGCACCTGGTGCTGTTTACCAAGTGCTCCAACCTGTCGAACAATCTGGAGATTCACATGAAAAATGACTGGTTTCTGATGATTCGTTATGTGATTGCGAATCTGGGTGATATTAAGTTGTGTCTGATGCCCTGTTCTGCGTAATGAGTAATGGAGCAGAATGCAGTTATTCTGGTGACTCTGTCAACCACCATTCTCCACGCATGGCTGATTTATGTGACCTATATGTGGCTTATAAACTGCCAGTGCACTTAGCTCTCTCGCCACTTCGTGCCTACTTCGGTCTCAAATTATGAGCCTTGTAGGCAATGTCATCACCCAACTTCATCTTCAAACTTGGGCTGAACAACTTGCGGTCACACACCGTAGTTGTTGAGTTCCACACCTTGACGATGTGAAACTGACCCTTGGGACTGACCGTCACGCCAGCAATGCACTCGTTTGAGCTCTTGAGGAATGCGCCGGCCAAACAGTGAACCATGCAGTCGATAAACACAGTGTGCGTATCTGCTGCATCCACCTTCTTTGACCAAGCACCTCCCTTATCATTCTCTGGAGCATCCCAGAGCGGTCGGATACCTGTCTTCATAAAGAAGAACATGCCCGATTCCCAGACATCCTTGGGGATGCCATCGATCAAACTCCAGAACTCTGCAACTGAAGTGACCTCGAAGATCTTGATGTAGCTTTCCAGGCTGTAGTCATTGTTCGAGGGGTCGTGATACCAGAGAGTCCACGTCATTTTGTCCGCACTCATCCCTTGTTGAGAAGGAGGTAATCCGTTTTCCAGTTCACCAACCAAAAATGAATCCTTGCTCATCCACAAGGAACGAGAGCGCTGAAATGGATTCCGTCATTTCAATCTACGCTCTCCGCCCTTCTGTGAAGCAGCCTCTCCCCGACTCCGTGATCGAGATCTTCTCTCGGTTACGCACATCCTTCCGTCCAGTCTACCGTCGCCCCGTTCGCCATGCTCCTCCAGCCGAAGTATCCGATTGGAGGAAGAATGTTCTGGTCGAGACCTTGCGCAAGGTGCGCGAGAAGGACGATGCCGATTATGATGAAATCAATGCAGCGATCAACAAGCTGTCCAAGCCGACCTACACCAAGCTGACGGACTTGATCAAGTCCAAGATTGCGGCTCGTGACCCGATGTTCCGGCTGCGAGTTACGACTCTACTGTTCGACCGCGGCATTCGTCAGAACTTCTACGCGAGCCTGCTAGCCGATCTGTATTCGGATATCGTGAAGGCGGAGGATGATGCGCGCAATGATCTGGCGACCCAGGTGGATATGTTTGATTCACTGTATGATACGTCCGCAGTCACAATCGTGCCGTCGTCCACAGATGCTGGGTTCACAGATGCGCTGATCGCGTGGACAAAGCAGAAGGAGACCAAGCGAGGATTTGCAGTCTACACTGCAGAACTTTACTCTCGAGGACTGATTCCGGAGGAGACGATGGCAGCCTTTGTGAAGACAGTCGTGGATGATCTGCGCGACTCGATTCGCCACCCTCGGACTCCGCCGACAGAGGAGCATGTGGATCACTTGGTTCGATTCCTGGCTGCCGTGGCTCCAAAGGTGAAGCCGGTCAAGGAGATGGTCGCTGGAATCCTTGCGATTCCCCGCCCCGAGACGCCGTCGCTGTGTATGAAGAGCCGCTTCAAGCTGGAGGATGTGGTGCGGGCTCCGTAGCCCCAGAGCTCGCAAGCGAGCTCAGCGTTAAAATGAACGCAAAGACATCCTCAACCCAACACAAATGGCTTGCCCCTCTGCGACAGTAATGGCTCACGTCGCCAAGCTTGCTATTGAGCAGGACCGCCCTATTTATTTGGATTACTACAACGATTCGATCAGCAAGGTGTGCTGCATCGGTGTATCGGGTGAGAGTAAGTGCCTGGTGAAGTCCGACACGGAGTATACGTCGCCGATCGAGTCGATCATGCGCCTCAAGGAGGAGAAGGCGTATATCATCATGACGGAGAACAGCATCTACGTGGTGTCTTCGGACATTCCGGTGAAGCGCATTGTTCAGCCATCTACGGAGGTGCAGAGCTCCTAAACTAATGACGTCGCTCCAACTCTTCCCTCCTCCCCATCGTATTCTTTTTGAATCACTTAACGATCGAAGCACACGGGATGCGTGGAACGTGTATAAGGACGCAAATAAACACCGATGCGAATTTGAAGAGGTGGATGCTGCGAAGATCAACTCGATTGATGACTTTGCCCCCTGGATGTCTCAGTGGATGACATTCGTTCCCTCTCAAGCCCACGTTCGCATTCGTGTTCTCATGGTGTGGCATGCGCACTTTTTGACAGCTGCGTGTCAGCAGATGCTTCGCCGCTCTCTGGAACTGCGGTCTTTCCGCTGCCGTATCTGGTTTCACATCGAAGAAGCAATTATGCAGCCAGCCATTGTATCTCGCTGCATCTGCACGATCATGCCTGCTTTCAAGCACGTGCCGCAGATCCATGGTGATCTGGATGATTCCTTGTGGAAAGATCCGCATGCGTGCGAAAAAGGAATGATAAAGAACGCACACTCATAAGGGCATGCGCGTGTTTACTGATGGATCTTGCTCTGCGAATGGACGTGCGGGCGCAAAGGCTGGATTTGCGGCATGGTTTCCCGAACATCCGGAGTGGTCTGAGTCTCACCGCGTTCCCGATGATCAGTCACAGACGAACCAACGAGCTGAGTTATCCGGTATTCATCTTGCCATCTCCATCCTGTCGCTGAAGGGTGCGTTTGATGAGGACCTTGTGGTGTATACGGATTCCGAATACTCGATTAAGTGTTTGACTGAGTGGCTGCCCGGTTGGGTTGCGCGTGGCTGGAAGACAAGTGTTGGGAAACCAGTGCTTCACCGCGACCTGATTGAGAGTATTGCCGATCAGCTGAGCAAGTTCAAGCATCGGTTCGTGCACGTTCGTGCACATACCGGTGGACTAGATGATCTGTCGGTTCAGAATGATGTGGTGGATCGTATGGCCCAGGAGGCGGTGAATGGTCGCAAGATCGAGCTGCCAGCTGCGCGCCCAAGCGAAGAGCTGTTTGCCGGTTGTCCACTGTCGATCATGGGTCCGCCTGTGTCGGGTGGAGTTCTGACGAAGTGGATGCGAGAGAACCTGGCGACGATGGACCCAGAGGTTGTAGACAAGTATCTTATGAAGGCGTTCACAGAGATTTGTAAGACGCGTAATGTTACCCTTAGCAAGCAGACGGTGGCAAAGCAGCCGGTCTACCGAGCCGAGCTGACAACCCTTGTCGTGGAAAAGGTCTAAGCATTTCGTGTCAGTATATAATATGTCTGCCCCCACTCCCGTAATCATTGCTTACCATTTTTGGTCTCCGACGTGCGGTCCTTGTAAGACAATCAAGCCGGCAGTTGCGGATCTGTGGGAGGAGTTTCCAGCTATTCGGTTTGTTGGCGTGAATACTCACAATGACCTACAGGAGATCTCTAGACAGCTCAAGGTGTCGGTTGTTCCGACCATGGTTGTTCTGAAGGATGGAGTGGAATCGGGACGCTATTCTGGAACTGATATTACCGGGTATTATCGAATCCTCCAGGCTGCGCTGAAGGCTTAACTACTTAGCGCATGTAGTTGCCGATCCAGGTACACCACTTCCAACCGCGAGTGGAGGATTTCCGCTCATACCAAGACCCTGCCGCCCCGGTCCACTGCCGGCTCCGCGGGGCATTCCTCCACCAGATGTTGAGCTCCCTACAAGAACGGTCGACGGAAGATACTGCGGCGCCGATGAATTGATTATGGTATACGAAGTGCCACCAATGATAGATCCAGCAAGACCGGCAAGTGCCGCGGACATTCCAGGACTCTCACCCATAGAACCAGAAATAGCCATAGCCTGCCCACCAAAGAGGAAAACTCCGGCGACTATCGCTCCTGCAGCGTCCAGGACACTGACACTGAACATCAGATCAAAGATGTAGTAGGACAGAATGGATGCGGTGATGACAAGTGTTTCAGGCGTTCCCTCTTTCGCTTCCATTCCGGTCAATGTGCTGCCTGCATAGCTACCATCCCCACCTTTCATGACATATCCGGGTAACTTACCAAGCTGGGTAAATGCACTGGCGATAAAGGGTCCTACGAACATGGATGCAATTCCTACTGCAGTGCCCGTCCAGTATACGCCCTCATACGTGAACGCATCTGCGAGGATTCCGAACAACATCAAGAAATGGGGAACGAACCGCAGAATCATCATCGCCCAGCTAGGAGCTGCACCCTGAACACTTGCTCCTTCTTTGATGTAGACAGCAATAATGACTCCGATCAATGCACTACTGGCGGCTAGGATCAATCCCTGCCACCAGTTGAGGTATCCGCGTGGTGCGGGAGCACTTGGGAGAGGATCAGACATCTTGTTCTCTTTGACAGACTTGTTTTGTATGCAGTAAAACAATGGGTGGAGGCGGATCAAGTTTCCAGAAGAGCACTATCGTCGATCCGAAACCATCGACCGATATGAATGTAGGGATATCAGTTGCTGGTTCTGAGGGATGCGCATCGTGTACTCTTTCGTTTGATCTTGGGAGCACAAGCTCCTTGGTAACTGCAACTCGAGAGGATGACCCATCTTCACTAAAAAATCGAATTGTGTTGGCACCCTCTACGCCATTTACATTGACATTTAATAATCGACAAGCCGTATTCAGAAAGTTATACTTGTATTACCCAGCCCCGCTGCGTGTCGAAGGTGTTCAAGCAGACGCTGTATTGCAGGGGGTTGATGGAGATAATCTCATGGTTTTCGTGCCGCTTATGGCAAGTGGTGTTGGTGGTGATTTTACTACTCGAATTACAGAGCGCCTCGGTCCTACTCCCGAAGGCCTTGGAAGTCCAGGAGAGGATAAGAAGTTTAAGACAATTACAATTCCTACCGGACAGGATTGGTCATTGACAAATCTTGTATCCGCGACAGATCCATATTTTACGTGGTCAAATAGTGAACTCGAGCAGTATACGATTAGCGATACTGCGTTTGTGAAGCATGTTGGATGGAGATCTAAACCTGGCGCACAAGTGATCTACTTTCAAAATCCAGTTCCAGTTAATGCGGGGGATATTCAAAAAATGACATTGTACGTTGGACCTGTTATTCCCGGCGATGTTCTGAGCTCAGTTACAAACCCTTTATACGCAGCAGGAAAAGCAAATTGTCCGAATCCTCTGCCAAAACTCAAAGCCCCAAAATTTAAGTTGAGCTCTTTATCTGAGGGACTTATCAATGTGCTCTTGCTGTTTGCTGTATTTCTGGGGATTATCGTAGCTGTTGCTCTCGTCTTAAGCCCAGACAGCTTCTTATATCGGATGGGACGTAATCTCGCAGGCTGGTTTGACTCTTGGGGAAAACGAACCTAAACAACCACATAACATTTGATAGCAAGATGGTTGTCGCACTCTTTATTGCAACGACCGGCACGCTCAGCGAAGTTCCCCTTCCCGCAAAGACATCCGATGTTCTCGAATGGCTTCGCAAGAAGACCAAGCAGCCCTTGATGCAGTTTCAGGGAAAAATGATCCACGATGAGGATGCGTATGCGGTCTTCGGTGTTCCGTGCGACGAAGAGGAGGAACATACGAACCAGCATATGCTTCCACCTCCGTTCAACGATGATATGTTTACCGGCATTCTGGTGGTGATGAAGTCGGTGAACATCAATGCAGATGACTACGACGCCCATGCCAACCAGTATAAGGATCTGCGCTCTGCGGAGTATGATGAGTTCTACAGCACGTCGACCTTCCAGGAAGAGGAGGATGACGAAGAGAAGGACGAGGAAGATGACCAAGGAGAGGCAGTCGTGGAGGATGATGATGATGTTCCACAGGCTGATCGCGAGCACGTGCCCGTTCATACGGTTCATGCCTCCAACGTCTTCATCGACCACCCTCTACGGACGCTTGTGCGGGACAAGTTCGACTCCAATGCGGTTGAGACGGCGATTCTGACCAAGTGTGTCAAGGATGCGCACGAGTGGTTCATCGACCAAGCATGGGATAACCCGGTGTTTCTGAATTTGTATCGCAACCGGGCCATTGATTTGTATCGGTATCGCCAGCTGCTACCAACCATGACGGTGGAGGCGTTTGTGAATTCTACACCGATGCTTCAGAATCCCGAGCGATGGGCGGAGATCGTTCAGAGCACTGCGGAGAAGGAGAAGGCAACTCACTCGAAGAAGCAGACTGCGAGTATCTTCATGGACTGCCGCCGCTGCCGCAAGAAGACTCGTTGCGACTACTATCAGATGCAGACGCGCTCCGCAGATGAGCCGATGACCACATTTGTGACATGTCTGGAGTGCGATGCTCGTTGGAAGTTCTGATTTTAACACCACCCCACAAACAACACAATGGCTGACGAAGTAAAAGAGACTCTGCGCTCGTGGATTGCTGCCGATGATGAGATTCGTGTTCTCCAGGCGCAGATTAAGACGATTCGCGACCGCAAGAACCAGCTTGGTGCGCAGGTGCTGTCGTATATGAAAGACAACGATCTGGCTAATTTTGTATTGGATGGACCGGGTGGAACAATTGCCCGGTCTGAGCGTGTATCCCGCCCGGCTCTGAAGCGGTCCACTCTCCGTCAGCAGCTTTTTCTCCAGTTCGCAGATCAGCCTGAGCGTGTTGCGGAGGCTCTGCGGGCGATTGAGGGTATTCCGGAGGGTGGTGACGATATGTCGGTTGGCGGGACGAAGAGGGACATCCTGTCCCGTCGTTTGCCCCGCAGTCAGAACATCTCGTTGAATTGAAAAAGATGGACTGGTCGTGGACCATTGTAGCGACTGTGTTAATCACCTATGTTCATCTTTTCAACACTCTCGGTGAACGCTATTTGGACGGCAGAGTGACGTCCTGGATGGATTTGCTTAGAACTTCGACGACAACAATGGACCGGGAACAGTGGTTGTCCGTTGTTCGGGGGTAAGCTTCACCTTTCGCACCTTTGCCTTCGGAGGCTTGTGGGCAGTGCAGATCGCGATCCAGCTGTCGCGGTTCTCTGCAGGGGTGTCACCTTTGATCATTCCTTTCGAATGAAGGTGGACAAAGCACCACCGGTGGTCAGGGCCGGAGATGGAGGTATCAGACGGCAGAACCGCCTGCTGGCAGTAGGGGCAGAACATTTTGTCAGATCCGCAAGAGGAACATTCTTCAGTTGGATGAATTCGTTTTCACGTCGCTCCGCTCATGTGCCACACAGCGTCACACCTCAAACTTCCGCTTAAAGTCCGCAAGACTCGCCGACAGAGACGGCTTGTTCCAAAGAATCCAGCGAGAAAGCGCACCGGGCGTGTCCGGTTTTGACCAGTGCTCGCCCATACCCGAGTGACGATTGATATATCTGGCTCTGCGAGTCTTGTCTTTGTGCTTTGTATAATCCGACATCCCGCGTGCTCCAAACGGAACTATCTTTGTCTTGCCATTCGGCATCTCAAAAATAGCGTCCCATTTCTTCAGTTTGTTATGCGACCTGCGGAGAGTCTTCAGCTTCATTATGTAGTTGGTGGATTTTACAACGCGTCAATCCATGCTTCCCACTGGTCTTCGGGAACGTTTAACTCCTTGAACGCCGCCATCGCTTCCGCCACCTGGAGAATGATGCCGCCCTCCAACCCAGAGATGACAGCCATTCGATTCTGTAGCAGTTCAGCTGGTGACAAGGGTGGTGCGAATGCATCATCAAATCCACACAGCACGTTTGTCAACCGGCTAATATGCCCATCGCAGCACATCCTCAGAGAATCAACCATTTCTTGCCACAACCGGATCTCCAACTCCTGGTGCAGTGTTGACGTTTTGATCTTAGCCCATAGCCCGTCTAATGTGCGCTTGTAGAGGAAGTCAGCATCCGTTCGGCAATTTGCAGTCCGATACCACCGCTTCACATCACGGTCAACCTCTCCAATCACGTCGAGCGAAGTCTTGATGCGCCCCAGAGCAACATGCTCCATGAAGCACATGTGCGTCTCTGTCACCGTCTTCTGTTGAGGAGGCACATCTGTGTTCAGAAGAATACCCAGGGACGTATTTGTCTGTTCACTGACCACCCGCGTGTGGATGTTCTGTGTGTCCCGCGCAAATCCCTCCAACTCCGTGCGCGGCGGGGCTCGTCCACCGTCGAACATGACGAAGCGATCATCGTCATCATTGTCAAAGAACCGCCAGCCAACCTCTCCGCGCTCATCCATCGGCGCATGCCCGCCCATGTGCCGATTCCACAAGTCCGGAATTCGCAGATCACGCCCCAGATTGATCTCCATCGCTTGGACAAATCCCGCGTCGATAAACGGCTCTCCGATGTGCCTATTCCATTCCGCAACAACCTCCACCCATGTCTCCCGATGCTCTGCCACATGGATAAGTGCGGGCTCATACATGACCTGCCACATCACTGCCCGCTGCCGTTGAATGAAGCCGCGTACATGTCGGGAGCACCGCTGGTGCTGATCAATAATCCGCATGCAGTTGCGGTGAACACATCGCTGTTCGGCGGGAAGATCTGGGCGCGGGCGTTCCGCTTCGTGTACTGCGCAGTGCTGAAGTCCTGCCGCAGCAAAACGCGCACACATCAGACACCGGGGTCTCTCTGCCCGGCGGAGGTGGGCAGGAACGTTTTCGTAGAGGCGCACATTTGGCATGGTGGCATGCTGTCCGCAAAGTGTATCGGCTCCCCAGACGAATCGAGAGCATTGGTGGTTTCCATTTGTGGCGGCTGCGCAGATACGAGGAGGCATCTTATTATTGTTGTCCGATGTTTCCTTTCTTTTTTGACCCACGAGGTTCGTTTTCACGAATACGAATGTGCTTCGCAGATCCAAGTCTGTGTTCGCTCGCACCCTTCTGCTTCTGGTTCTTGATGATCTGCTTCTTGGTCTGAGGAGGCTCCATGCTGGATATCCTTATACGGACGGGGCATTTCGTTTTGGAAAAGGAATGGACTCAATTGTAAGAAGAGAAACGGTATGCAGACAACTGGAGTTCATCGAGATGTAAAAGACCAATTCTACACACTCCCCTCTGTTGCGAAGGAATGTGTGGATATCCTCAAGACTCATGTGTCTGGTGGCACGTGGATCGAACCCTCTGCGGGTAATGGTTCGTTTCTACCGTTTGTTCCGGACGCAATTGCCTATGATATCGACCCAAAGTGTCCGGGGATTACGAAGTCTGACTTCCTAACTGTTGAGTTGCCAGATGAATGTATTGTGTTTGGCAATCCACCCTTTGGACGACAGGCATCCTCTGCGAGGGCGTTTATTCGTCACGCTGGGTCCAAGGCGTCTGTGATTGGGTTTGTTCTTCCACGATCGTTCATGAAACCCAGCATGCAGAGTGCGTTCCCAGTCTGTTTCCACCTGGTTCACCAACACGAACTTCCTACAAACTCGTTCTTAGTCAACGAGAAGGCTTATGACGTTCCGTGTGTGTTTCAGGTCTGGAAGAAGGAATCACAACCACGCGACTCTCCGCCAGTGATTCAACAAGTTGGGTTCACCTTTGTGAAGAAAGAAGAGCCACATGACTTTGCATTCAGGCGTGTGGGTGTTAATGCTGGCAAGTGCAGTCTACCTGGAGATCATTCATATCAGAGCCACTACTTTGTAAAGCTTGACAATCCGTTATTGGCTGCTTCGATTATTGAAAAATCAGTCAGTCATGTGTTCCCTAGCAACACAACCGGACCGCGCAGTCTGTCCAAACCAGAAGCAACTGAATTTCTACGCGCGTGCATTGCGGACGCGGCGACCTGATACTGCTGAGTCTACGATAGCAACCCCCCGCACTGTTGCTGACGCCACATCTGACTTAACCAAGTGACGCGCATTGAAGACCAACTCGCTAACCTTTGGCAAAGAACACTGCAGGCGTCTCTGACTATGCTTGTCAACCTTGGGGTTGAACTTGATAAGCCCAGACCTTGCATTCAACTCCTTTTTGAGCGTATGCATCTGGGTATGCATCTCTTCGCTGATCTGTCCATGCGGAACACTGCGAATCAGATCATCGAGTCGCACGATGTCTGCACGAGTCAGACTTCCGAAGAGTGCCACCTTGTCGTCGAGACTGATCTCAACGACACGCGTGATCACCTTACGGTCTCCCTTCTGAACATAGACCACAATGATTGCGGTATGCTTTTCAGTTGGGGCGTAATCCCAGATCCGCAGAGCAGATCCCATTCCCGGGGATCCCTTCTCTGAGACCGACTTTATAGAGACGTTCTCGTCCTTGTCGAACTTGTTGTGCTCCTTGGGCACATCGTGGATGCTTGTATAGGCACCCCTGGGCGCGTTGAAGACGTTGGTCACGACCTCGTTGTCGATGATGAATCCGAAATCTTGGTTGGCAGGCATTTTGGCAGGGGTGATTTGGGTTAAAATATACGTCGGAATTATTGGTTTTCGGAAAACGGATTGTGCGTCGGCACCGGAAAGGGATGACACATCGATCAAAATGCCTTCCATCATCAACCACCGTCGCCGCGTGAATGTGCAGGATACGCCTTGGACCGTCTTCAACCTTGTCTCGGATTACAGTCCGGACAACTCGGGATCAATTGTTGTTCCAGAGGGACAGCGCGAGTGGGCTTGGAAGTCTAAGAGGGGACATGTTAAGATGCAGAAGCTCATTGACTCTGTGTTCTACGGGTTTCCGATTCCCTCGCTCATTCTCAACAAGCGCCGCTCGAACCGCAATTACATCTACGAGGTCTACGACGGCCGTCACCGAATCGAGACACTGTGGAAGTATTACCACGACGAGTTCAAGTGGCAGGATCATCTGTATTCCGAGCTCTCAGACGAGGACAAGCGTCTCTTCTGCGAGCGAACAATCCCAGCGACCATCACGCAGGGGGCAACTGCTGAACAGCTGGCTGACATGTTCATTCGCCTGAACGCCGGGGTGCCTCTGAAGGACTACGACCTTCTGTGGGCAAATCGTGCCCGCCCGCTTGTTCGCGCGACTCGTGAGATTGTATGTAACAATGCTCGCCTGTCGGCGGCTCTAGGCGGACTTACCATGACCAACCGCGCCGATCTGGCTAATTGGACAGCCATGGTTGCGGGTCTGTCATCACAGAATGCGGGGAACATGACCACCTCGTTCATTCGTCTGGCCGGTGACCCTGGACTTGGTCTGGATATGGACGTCAACGAGGACAATGTTCGCGCAGGCATTGACGCCTATTGTAACCTGCTTGAGATGGCGAATATCGCGTTCCCGCCGTCAACCGCAGAGCAGCGAAAGTTCAAGAAGGTCGGTAAGATTGCTGCATTCTTCTTCGCGGAGTGGATGAGTTCTGCAAACAAGATTGCTGTCCAGGGTAAGTGGCACGAGGTTATTGGTCGCCTGCGCTCTGATGCAGTTGTTGCCGGACACATGTCGAATGCCCTGCACACCACGGGTGCACAGAACCTCACTGCGTCTAAGATCGAGGAGACTCTGGCACAAGTTGACGCTTACCTGGCGGGCGTGGAACCTTTGAATATGCCCCTGGACGAGGATGACTCTGATTCGGACGACTAGACATGATAACACAGTAGACCGACACCAACACCAACACAAAACAAAAACTTTTTTTACATTGATGATTTCTGAAAACGAATTCATCGACATCACGAATAAGTCAATAGCCCCAGCCACACCTACGATCATAGCTACAACTCTGATCTACTCTTGTGACCTGGGACCTTGCTCTACTGTGACCTAGCAACCTCACATTTTCCGTCGAAATGGCGTCTTTCGATGAGCTCATGCGCATGGCGACAGATGCCATGCGCGCCGAGGGCTTCACGCCCAACCTGTGGGTGCCCGAGTTCGCACCCATGCCGTCCGAGTCCCTCGCATTCGAGGATCCGCACGCGCCCCAGCTGCTTGCTGCTCGCCAGATCTTCGTCTGGTCATACGTCAGCCAGCTGATGACCCCCGACACGCGCGTTTGGGTTCATCTCGCGGCGGAGATGCAGGCGGGCAAGACGGGCGTCATCACGACGCTCATCCGCCTCGCGCTGGCTAACCGCAGCCTCCGCCTGGATCCGCGACGGATCTTTGTGACGACTGGCATGTCTGACGAGGCTTGGGATGCACAGACGAAGCAGCGCATGCCCGCCTGCATCCGGGACAATGTGCACCACGGTGCCACGATGTCCAAGATTCAGTCCAAGCTTGAGGCGCTGGCTGAAGCGGCGGAGGGCAAGCAGCTGCGTGATGTGCTGATCATCATCGATGAGTCGCACTATGCCTCGTCCGCGGGCAACCAGCCGAACCGCTTCATCTACAGTGTTGTCGCGCGGCTGTGCCCTCGCGCCCGCTGGCAGGAGAATGGAATCCGGTTCCTCACGGTCTCCGCTACGGATCCTGCGAAGGTTCTCACGATGCAGACGTCCGAGGTCCCTACTGCCGTGGTTCGCCTACAGACTGGTCCGGGATATCAGTCCGTCGAGCGCCTGCTGCACGAGGGGCGCATCCTCCCTGTCAAGCACCTTGTCCACGAGAAGGAGGGCATGGCGGCGCTCGCGAAGGAGGTTCGCACGCTAGAGTCCGCCCACGGCCCTCTGGTCCACATCTTGCGTCCAAACCACAAGAAGGGTGAGGCTGCGGAGGCGTCGCTCAAGGCGGAGTTCCCGCTCGCGGACGTGATCGCATGGGATATGGAGTCCATCAAGAAGCGCCGCGCGGGCGGCTCGGATACCTCCTCCGTGGCTAGTTCGTCTACGGACATCAACGAGGCCTACCTGAGCGAGAAGCCGCAGCGCACGATGTTCATCCTGCTCAAGGGGATGTTCCGCGCCGCCAAGACGCTCACGGACACCCACGTCGGCGTGCTATACGACCGTGTGGGCGGCATGGATTCGACGAATCTACAGTCTCTGCTCGGCCGCGCCTGCGGCTACGGCAAGAGCACGCGCACCGTGATCTTTGCGGGCGAGTCGACGGTGTGCAACTACCTCACGCTCTGGCGTGAGCTGTGCTCTAGTCGCAACTTCCCGGCCACCGTGGCGGGGATCCCGACCTCCAAGCTGCGCGGCAAGATGCCGGGGGTGCTCGCTCGCGGGCGTCCTGCGGCAAAACTGAGTGTGACTGCCGCTCACGCTAGCCCGCTAGGTGCAGATCACGGTCCCGCCGCCGCCGGCGCAGGTCCGCCGCGCGTAGCCCACGACGATGATGATTTCGTTGTGTCGTGGAGTGAGGAGTTCCGCACGGCTGAGGAGGCCCGTGCCATCACGGGCAAGAAGATGGAAGTGCAGGAGAGTGGCTTCTACGCAAATGCCGCCGGCCGCACCGGTCCGATGACGCGTGAGCACCTCGTCGCTATCCGCGGAGGCAAGAAGACCGCGGGTGGTCGCCCGCGCCCGGGTCCTTCTGGGCAGAAGATCCTGAAGACCTTCGCATTCTACGAGAATCCGATGGATGCCGCAACGGTGCGCTTCGTAGTGCGAACGCTGACGCGCAAGTAAACCTAAACTCAAAACCAAAAAATACTAAACCCAAAAAGAGGCGAAAGCCCACTTTTTCCCTTAGAACAGGGAGAGAAGGAGAGGAAAAACTTTGTGGTTTTGTTTTGGTTTTGAATTTTTGTGGGTTATGTTTACTCGTCATCGGCATCGAGGGCCGCGAACCGCCCAGAGGCCACCACGCG